TCTGGGAATGGTCCTTCACTGTTTTCATACGCTGGAACGACAACTGATAGTAATGGTATTTTAGTAACACCATCATCCTCTATTAGTGTAACAACTAATCAGTCTGCCACCGGAGGGGGCGACATTGAGAAGATAAGTTCAATTAAGTACTTTGCCCCTAGAGTATACTCCTCGCAATATAGAGCGGTTACTGCAAGGGACTATGAGGCAATTATACAACAAATATTCCCAAGTACCGAATCTGTTTCTGTTGTTGGGGGTGAAGAACTAGATCCACCGGAATTTGGAAAGGTTGTCATCAGTATTAAACCAAAAAATGGTTATGCAATATCTGATTTTGCAAAGAATCAGATATTAAATGATCTAAAGCAATATTCAGTATCTGGTATAAAACAAGAACTATCGGATCTTAAATTGTTATTTGTTGAAGTTGAAAGTGATGTATTCTACGACTCATCTAAAGTGGTTGATATATCATCAGTAAAAGCAAATATCACTTCTGCATTAACTAAACATGCAGCAAATGTTGATATGAATAAGTTTGGTGGAAGATTCAAATATAGTAAAGTCTTACAAATTATTGATAACGTTGATACTTCTATTACATCCAATATTACAAAAGTAAGGATGAGAAGAAATATGAATTGTATCACAAATACTTTTGCACAGTATGAAATTTGTTTTGGTAATAAATTCTTTAAGAAATTAGATGGTTCTAGTATTAAGAGTACCGGATTTAAAGTTGCCGGTGAGTCCGAAACTGTTTATTTCTTAGATGTTCCGAATGAAACTAATATTGGAATTCTGTCTATTGTTAAACCAACATTAGATCCAGATACTTTTGAAGTTGTTAAAAAATCAATCGGAACAGTTGATTATACGAAAGGAGAAATTATTATTAATACAATTAATATTATTTCAACTGATCTTCCAGATAATATTGTAGAGATTCAGGCAGTTCCAGATTCAAATGATGTTATTGGTCTAAAAGATTTGTATTTAATCTTTGATGTTTCAAAAAGCAATATAAATATGGTTAAGGACACGATTGCCTCTGGAGAGCAAATTTCTGGAGTCAATTTCCCAGTGAAATCAAGTTACTTAAACGGAAAAATAACAAGGTAATCGAGAGGAGATATGATCACTACTGGTTTTGATGCTAGGGTAAAAGTACAGCAAGTCATTGATAATCAATTACCAGAATTTCTTTTATCTGAGAATCCTAAAGCTGTAGATTTTTTAAAACAATATTATACCTCTCAGGAATTCAGAGGAGGTACAATTGATGTTGTCGAAAATTTAGATCAATATTTAAGTCTCAATAATCTAACACCAGATATTTTAAATGACCACTCTACCATTAGTGGTGACATTACTTCATCCGATACTACGATTAATGTAGACACTACTAATGGTTTTCCAAGGCAGTATGGTCTTTTCAAATTAAATGATGAAATTATTAGTTACACTGGTATAACAACTAATTCATTTACGGGATGTATTCGTGGATTTAGTGGAATTACTTCTTATAGGGATAATATAAATCCAGAGGAACTAGTATTTACATCGTCTTCTTCTAGTTCTCATAGTAGTGGAACTCAGATTAAAAATTTAAGTAATTTATTTTTAAGAGAATTTTATCGCAAATTAAAATATTTACTTGCACCTGGATTTGAAGATGTTAGTTTTACAAGTGAATTAGATGTAAATAATTTTGTAAAGCAAGCTAGAAATTTTTATCAAACCAAAGGAACAGAAGAATCGTTTAGAATTTTATTTGCTGTTCTTTATAATGAAATTCCAAAAGTTGTTAATCTTGAAGATTATCTCCTAAAACCATCATTTGCAGAATATATTAGAAGAAGAGTTCTAGTAACCGAAGTTATTTCGGGTAATCCAAATAAATTGGTTGGACAAATGATCAGTAACTTTACTGATACTGCAACTGGTCCAGTTTCTGAAGTAGAAATTTTAACTAGAAATAAAAAAACATTTTATAAGTTACAATTATTTTCTGGATATAATGAAAAAAGTTTAATCGAAGGAACTTTTAATATCACTCCTAATAGTTTAGTTTCTGACAGTGTTTCCATTGGTTCTTCAGTAATTACTGTTGATAGTACTATTGGATTTGATTCCTCTGGAACACTGACTATTGATAATACTAATATTGAGTATGAGAATAAGAGTGTTAATCAATTCTTTGGTTGTAGTGGTGTAACTAGTGCCATTGATCCAGGAGCATTAGTATATTCTAATACAGATACCATTTATGGGTATGAAGATGGTGATACAACAAAAAGAGTGGTTCTTAGAATTACTGGCGTTATGTCAGATATTGAGAATAAAGATACTTATAACTTACTATTCGAAAATGACCTAGTTTCAGTAAAAAATCTGGGTGAAAGTATTCGTAATAATAATGAAAATTATAAGCAGTTTGCATTTAATACTTGGATTTACAATACGAGAACCAGATATGAGATTGAAAGTTTTTCAAATAACACTGTAACATTATTTGAAACTCCAGATAAGTCAAGTTTAAAACTTGGTGATACTGTTGATATTCTTGATAGAAATGCAGAGAACATTGTACTTTCTAATGCAGAAGTTACTTCAATTGTTGATAATGAAGTTCAATTAAATCAAAGTCTTACCGTCGCTTCAAACAGAGATTTAAGTATTAGAAAAAGATTTGAATATGCAAATTCTACTGCAGTTCAATTAGAGTCTGATAAAATTTTATCAAATGTTCAAAATACATATAATGAAAAAGATGAGAGTATGTATGTTGCATCAAACTCTCTTCCAGATTATACAATAACTAAAGAAATTTCTGAAGTTTCAGTAGATATAACCCCATCAACAAATTTAGACTCTGTCTATCAAGGATTCGTTGCTACTAGTGGTAAATATTCTATTTTATCATTTGCTAATGATGTTCCTTTCATTACTGGAGATGAAGTAATATATTCGGGTAATGATGATCCTATTGTTGGATTAGTTTTTGGTAGAACTTATTATGTTGAAGTTATAAGAGATACCAACCCTGTTAGAACGAATAGAATTAGACTATTTAATGCAAGATCTTTTATTGGAACCGATCAAAGAGTAGAATTCCATAAGACATCTTTTAATGTTAACACTACACATTCTTTTACTCTTAGTGAACACTATGGTAAAAATTTAAAGGCAAAAACGTCTTTAGTAAAAATACCATTAGTACCAAACATTGAATCGGGAATAGACACTCCAACAAAACCAGGAACTGTTGGTGTAATGATCAATGGTGTTGAAATACAAAATTATAAATCAGATGATAGAGTTTACTATGGACCTCTTGCTAATATTAAAGTTTTAAATGGTGGAACAGATTATGATGTAATAAATCCTCCTCAAGTTGTAATTTCGAATCCTATTATTTCTGCAGGAACTACGGCTAAAGCACAAACAGTTGTTAGAGGGTCTGTTAAAGAAATTATAGTTGACCCACAAAACTTTAGTATTAATAGAGTTTTATCAACAACATTAGAAGGTGGAAACGGACAGGGTGCAGTTTTAGAATCTGTTGTTTCAAAACAATTTAGAGAAATTGATTTCAATGCATCTAGAGTTGGTGTAGCAGCAACTGGTGGTATCGATATTACAAATGATACATTAACCTTTGAGGAAAGACATAATCTTGTTGACGGTCAAAAAATTGTTTACAGTTCAAATGGTAATCCAACACTTGGTATTGGATCATTTGATGGTTCTAATCTAGACCAAAATGAAAACTTAGTTGATGGTGGCATCTATTACCCACAAATTATCAATACACGTTCAGTATATCTTTATAGAAGTCTCGATGATTTTAATGCAGGTATTAACACCGTTGGTTTTACTACTGTTAATACTGGTGGTATTCATAAGTTTAGAACCTATGATCAACAAAATGTTGTTTCTGAAATTAAAGTACTTAATCCTGGTTCGGGATATGAGAATAGAAAATTAAGAGTTGAACCTACAGGAATTTCAACTATTACAAATGTTATTAAGTTTAATAATCATGGATTTAATGATGGTGATTTAATCAATTATACATTCCAAACTTCTGCAGTTTCTGGTCTTTCTAGTTCTACACAATATAGAATTCTAAAATTAAATGATTCTGAGTTCCAAGTAGCAGAGGCAGTTGGTGGGGCTAGAAC